GATCGGACCATCGGAGCTCGGCACCGACTGCCTCCACTGCCTCGCCGCCCGGCTCGCCGGATGGGAGAAACGCCAGTCGGCCGCATGGCTCCCGTTCATCGGCACATGCGTCCACGAACGATTCGAACGCCTGTTCAACAAGCGCAAGGACGAATTCGCCGTCCCGGACGACGATGGAGGAGACCCATGGGCCGTGAAACGCTTCGAAGCCGAAAGACACGTCGACGTGGGCGCAATCCACGGACTGCACGGACAAAGCATAGTCCACGGCAGCATCGACCTGTACGACGCGCAAAACAACATGACCATCGACTGGAAGATCACCGGCCAAACCACCCTGCGCAACGTCAAAGCCAACGGCCCGTCGCAACAATACCGCATCCAGGCAAGCCTGTACGGCATCGGTTTGGAAAACGACGGCGAACCATGCAAACGCAACGCGATCTACTTCCTGCCCAGGAACAGCGTCAGCCTCGCCGACGCATTGCCGATCGAATTCGACTTCGACCCGAAACCCGGCAAATGGGCGCTCAGTCGCGCGCAGCTCATCGTCAACCTCCTCGACCTCATCGAACAGGAGGACGGCGTCGAAACACGCGACGCGTGGATACACGCCCTGCCGACCAGTCCGAACCACTGCTTCCAATGCGGCAGCTGGCCGGACGATCAGCTCGGACAACTATCCGAACTCAACGAAGACCAATATCCGGCATTGCCGGACAAATGGCAGCAGGCCATCGGCCTGCTGGAATCCACCTACAACAAGTAGAAAGGTAAAAAACACAATGTACGGAACGAATAACTATGGCGGCGGATTCACGCAGCAAGGCGGAGCCAGCTACCGGCCACAACAGGCGCAGCAGCAGTCAGCCGAATCATTGAGCCTCGACGACGTGATGCAAGGCGGCGCGCCAAGCGCGTTCAGTAAGGACGATCCGATCGGCACCAGCGTGGAAGGCGAAATCGTGGAGATCCGCGCGGAACAGCAGACCGACTTCACAACCGGCGAACCACTGTTTTATCCGAACGGCAAGGCGAAGCCGCAGGTCGTCATCCATTTGCAGACAAGCCTGCAGGACCCTGACAGGGTCGGAGACAGCGGCATCCGCGGCGTGTACGTGAAAGGCTACAACATCGGCCAATTGCGCCTCGCATGCCGTCAGGCCGGAGTCGGCGACCATCCGAACGTCGGCGACCATCTGAAAGCCACGTTCGCCCGCACCCAGCCGGCGAAGACCCGCGGATACAACGATGCGAAGATCTACGACTACGTCGTCACGCCGAAGAAGCAGTCCGACCTGAACGCGGCGATGAACGATCCGCAGGCAGGACAGCAGCAGTATGTGCCACAGCAGCCCGCTTATGGCCAGCCGGCCACCATCGGCCAGCCAGCCGGACTGACCGCGAGCGACAGGCAGACCATTAGCCAGCTCGCAGCGGCAGGAAAGAACGCGCAGGAGATAGCAGGACTCCTCGGCAAGCCAGTCGACCAGGTCATCAACGCGCTCGGCGCAGGCAGCGGCAGCGAGCCGGAATTCTAAAAAATGAGAAAAAGTCCCCTCGCGTTTCCCCGTAGTGGCGTTCACCCGAAAGAAAAACGTCACTGCGGGGACGTGGGGGACATAGGTGGACATGCGCAAAGTCCACCCAAAAAGGACGAAAAATCAACGATATATAGAAAAAAGGACAAAAGGACAAAGTGTTTTATATATATGTCTTTTTTGTTGTTTTTTTGTATGTGTGTTTAGGGGCCGTCACCGTCCCCTTCAGACGAGGAGGTGAAAAATGAGGGACTACCGCCAATACCAGCCGATACCAACCGAAGACCTGCCAGCAAAATTCGCAGGAATCTTCCACATGCTCGCACTCACCTTCACACCGGCGAACGACCACACAATCATCACGACCATCACCGGCCACAACCTCGAACTCATCTGCCAAGGCGGCGGAGAGAACGACCGACGCAAAAAAGAGCCAGTCGTCGCGGCCGGATACCAGAAAGCCATCTGGGAACTCCGCGAAGGCCACCTCCGCTACTGTCCGTCACAGGACAGGCTCTGGCGCCGAGACCCAGACATGACCGACCATGAAGGCGAAAGACTCATCCTCAACAGCTGGCATCCAGTCAAGACCATCGAGGACGAATACCATATCGGCGGCAACGCGCGCAGCAGCGAACGCAATCCGCTCTACTCGGGCGCGATCCTGCGCGAGGCGAAACGTTCGCAATGGTTCGACCAAGTCGAACGCGGCGTGCGCTGCGACCCCTGCGTGTGGGTACGGCGCGATGGCAAAGTCGTCTGCCTGCAGGATGAGCCGGACATCGCCGTCACGCAAACGTTCTCTCCCGTGGGCATGGGCAATCAGGCGTTGAAGGACGCTGAACGGATACTCAGATGGCTCACCGTCGACGAGAGGTCCTATGCGAATCTATGCCGCATGTTCGCAACCCCATGGCTGGAACCATTCAAACAGCTGTCCTATGTGTTGTCCGGGCACGGTGGTGACGGGAAGACGCTGATCGCCCGCCAGTCGATTCTCGGCGTGCTTGGCGTCGGCAAGGTGTTTCCCGGCTTCAGCGTACAGGGCTATTGCACTGGCGGCGGATACACTCTTGGCCGTGAGTCGATGAATGATGAGATGGACGGCAAGGCGTTCGCCGTTGACGATGAGGCCTGCGCGGTCACTGAGGACATGCTTCCTCTGCTGCGCGCGTTGTCGACCGGCTCGCAGGTCAATGCCCGCGTCACCGGCGGTCGTTATCGCGTGATGACGCCATCTGCGACGCTGCTGATCCTGACCAACATGCAGTTCGCCGATTCCGGCGAGAATTCGGACGTGCGACGCTTCGTCAAGGTGGAATTCCACCAGTCGAAAGGTCGCTCGTATGACCAGTATCATGCGATCGAGGAATTCTGCCATCGGCATCCCGCAGCGTTTTTCGTGCTGTCGTGCCGCCTGTGGGAGCTTTCAGATGAGCCGGAGATCGTGAATCTGAGCCCTGCGCGCAACATCAGCGATGAGATGTATTGGCTGATCAGCGAGATCGAGTCGAATGAGGAGCGGTATGGAGTGCAGGTCGCGTCCAGGAACGACTATCGCAAGGAGTTTCATACGGCGGTTCCGCAGTCTTTGATGGATTTGCTTGGTTTGGGGAATTCGAAGACCAAGGCTCTTCCCGGCGGTCAATGCCGTGTGGTGCGCGTCGTCGACCAGAATCGTTTCGAAGTGTATCGCAAGTCCGCTCTCGATAACGAGACGGAGCCTGCCGACACTTGGTGGCAGACGGCATTGTCGAAGCCGTCTCGTGACAGTCTGCTCCCGTTGGATGATGTGGGCGATTGTCAGGATCTGGCCGGAATCGTCGAATCGGCGTTGGACGGCCATGTCGGTTTCGCTCCATGCGAAGGCAAGGCGCGCAAATCCGGCGGTCCGGTCGACGGGAAAGTGTCGTTGTCGTGGAAGCGGTTGAATCCGTCGGACGAGAGCCACGTGGACGCATCGTTTATCACCGGCCAGATGAGCAGGTATGCGGTCGTGCCGCTTGGCGACTGTTTCGTCATCGACTGCGATAAGCCGACCGAGGATGATGGTCCTGATGGCTGGCAGTGCTTGCAGGCATTGACCGGCGACTACGGTACCGATAAATTGCCGGCCACGTTGGTCACGAAAACGCCGCATGGCGTGCACCTATACTATCGCATGCCGGCCGGCATGGATATCGGACTGTTGAAGAACGCGGTGCATGAGCAGAATCTGCCGATCGACCTGCGTGTGAGCAACAAGGGTTATGTGCTTGGCCCCGGCAGCGTCATCGACGGCAAACGGTATGAGCTGGTGGATCTGCCTGCCGGCGTGGTGCCGGAGGCGAGCGAGGCGATCATGCGCATGCTCAAGGATTTCGGTTACACGAGCGAGCCGAAGCCGGACGCGCCGCAAATGAGTCTGGACGATGTCATGGCCGACAGGCGTGCCACGTCGATTTCCAATGGCATGCCGGATATGACGCCGGTGCCGGAGGGCCAACGCAACAGCACGCTGCATGCGTGGGCTTACGGGCGTTTCAAAAACCATCCGGAAAACGAACATCAGATCCACGATGACCTGCTGAAGCGCGGTAGGGATAGCGGTTTGGCCGATGCCGAACTCGACCAGATCTGGAAATCAATCAAACGAAGCCTCAACTAAGGAGGGATCGACTATGGCAAAGAATGTGACTGGAACGAGCAAGGCGATCCGATATGTCGAATGCGCGCATTGCGGAGAACGTGTCGGAGCATATTATGTCACCTGCCCATACTGCGGCTACAGGCTCGTGGAGGCGTCCGACGGTTTTTGGAAGCGGCTGATGGGATGAGCAGGAAACCGCCGCAGTGGATGCGCCGGTTCGCCCCGGAAGGCAATCCGGCGCATCTCTTTCCGGTCGTGTGCTCATGCGGCCGGTGGATTTTTAGCGAAAGGG